TATGAAATACCACGAAATAGGAATGTCGCCAGAAGATAGCCAATTTTTGCAAACAAGGTCATTTCAATTGACTGAGATTTGCAGAATATTCCGTGTGCCACCACACATGATAGGAGACCTATCACGAAGCACATTTAGCAATATAGAACATCAATCAATCGACTTTGTCGTTCATACAATAAGACCTTGGTTGGTTCGCTGGGAACAAGCCATTGCAAGGTCATTATTAAACGAAGAAGAAAGGACAATCTACTATGCCAAGTTTAATGTCGATGGATTGATGCGAGGCGATTTTGCAACAAGAATGAGTGGGTATGCAATAGCAAGACAAAATGGTTGGATGTCGGCTAATGAGATTAGAGCATTAGAAGATATGAACAAGATTCCAGCCGAAAAGGGTGGAGATTTGTACTTGCTAAATGGGAACATGATTTCGGCAATCGCTGCTAATGGAGGTGCAAAAAATGAAATAAATAAAGGAGGACAAAATGACCAAACAGGCGGAGAAAAACCAGTTTGAAAGAAGAACGATAACCCTTAAGGAATTAAAAGTTGTCGATGCCTTGGAAGAAACTGGTGGAGAACCTGCAATCGAAGGCTATGCATCAGTATTCGATAGTTGGAGCGAAGAGTTGGGCGGAAGTTCCCCGTTCCGTGAAAAGGTAGTGAAAGGAGCATTTGAAGAAACAATTCAAAATGATGACATTCGAGCCTTATTCAACCACGACCCAAACTATGTGCTAGGTAGAAACAAAGCTGGCACATTGACACTCGAAGAAGATGACAAGGGCTTAAAGGTTAAGATTATTCCACCAAATACAACCTGGGCAAAAGACCTACTCACCAGTATTAAACGAGGCGATATAACACAAATGTCATTTGGTTTCACAGTAATACTCGACAGATGGAGCTATGAAGATAGCACTGATGTGCGAGAGTTATTGAAAGTGAAACTATTTGATGTCAGCCCTGTGACATTCCCAGCATACACACAGACTGAATGTGGCATTCGTTCAATGTTTGATATTATGAGAACCCACCAAACCGAAGTGGCTAAAAGCAAGGACACTAACAAAAGAAAGTTAGAAATGCAAAAACAAAAATTAAAATTTATGGGAGATTAAAATGAGAAGTTTAAAGGAATTAAGAGCAAGGAAAAATGATTGTCGCTTAAAGGCAATCCAAATCATCGAAAATGCAGAAAAGGAAGATAGATTCCTTACTGAAGATGAAAACAAAGAGTTAACAAGACTCGAAAACGAAATGCGTGGTTGGGAAAAGCAAATCATCCGACTTGAAGTGTTCAAAGGCGACACCGAAGAAGAAGGAAAAACTGAGAAGAAAGAAGATGCTGACACCAAGAACGACAATGCTGGCGAAGCTGATGAAACTGAGGTTGTTAAGGATAACCCAGAGAAGAATGAAGAAAGGGGCTTTAGAACCCTAGGGGAACAAATGATGGCTGTATATAGAGCATCTACACCAGCAGGAAGAATTGATAGAAGATTGACCACCAGAAGTGCAAGCGGTTTGAATGAAACAAACCCAAGCGATGGTGGTTTTTTAGTGCAAAAGGACTTTGTTGCTGACCTATTAAAGAGAACCTATGAAACAGGTATCTTGGCATCAAAGGTAAAGAAAATCCCACTTTCAACCAATGCAAATGGAATTAAAATCAATGCAGTTGATGAAGATTCAAGAGCAAATGGTTCAAGATGGGGTGGAATCCAAACCTATTGGGAAAACGAAGCTGACAAATTAACTGGTTCAAAACCTAAATTTAGAACAATGGAATTGAGCCTTAAGAAATTAACAGGTTTATGCTATGTAACCGATGAATTATTGCAAGATGCAACAGCATTGGAAAATGTAATCCGTGAAGCTTTCGCAGAAGAATTCGGTTTCAAAATTGATGATGCAATCATCGGTGGTACAGGTGCAGGTCAACCTCTTGGCATTTTGAATGCTGGCTCACTTGTAAAAGTTGAGAAAGAGAAAGACCAAACTGAAATCATCACAGTGGAAAACCTTGTTAAGATGTGGTCAAGATTATGGGCTCGTTCAAGAACAAATTCAGTATGGTACATTAACCCTGAAATCGAACCATTGCTTTACACATTGAAAGTAGGCGACAAACCTGTGTACATTCCAGCAGGTGGTTTGAGCGAAGCACCTTACGGAACATTATTCGGCAGACCAGTAATGCCATTAGAACAATGTTCAGAACTTGGCGAAGTTGGAGATATCATCCTAGCAGACTTCAGTCAATACATTTTGATTGATAAGGGTGGCATCAATGCAACATCATCAATCCATGTTCGTTTCCTATACGATGAAAATGTATTCCGTTTCATTTATAGAGTGGATGGACAACCAGTATGGAACAAATCATTGCAACCATACAAAGGTAGTGCAACAGTATCACCATTCGTTGCATTAGCAAAGAGAAAATAAAAATTTTATAGGAGAAAAATATGAGTCAATATTTAACAAACAAAGTGGAAACAATCGTGGATGCAGGCACTAGCCTTGCATCTGCTGTTGAAACCAAAGAAATCAAATTGGATAATTTCCAAACTGCAAAAATCGTAATCAGCACAGGCGAAGGCGATGCAACCACAACCAAAGCAACACTTGTGGCAATTCGCCCAGATGCAACAGAACAAGAAGTGAAGAGCTACGACATCAGCATCGGTGCAGAAACAGTAACCGAAATCAATGTTGTAGCAAATGAAATCGCACACTTTGATGCGACAGCAATTAAATTGGTTTTAGATGCAGTTGCTGACACCACAATCACTTGTGGTGCTGTGGCAGTGCTTGGCGAACCAAGATATGCAGTTGAAACTGAAACAACTGAAGAAACTGAATAATAAAAGGTAGGGCAGGAAGATGCCAACAGTAGAAGAAATTAAATTGTATTTAGGCATTGACGGGGAGTGGCAAGACTCCCTCCTTGCCGACTTTATAAATCTAGCCAAGGGGATAATTGAAAAGGTGTTGAGATATCCCCTAGAAGAGCTAGAAACAATACCACCAACCATAAAAGAAACAGCCAAATTCATTGTGAGTGCTTATTATAGTAGCAGAGAGAAAACAAATGTTAGAGAAATAGAGAACTCGGTTGCTGTTTTGCTTTCAGAGTATAGGAGAAAAGAATTCTAATGGAAAGGAAAGAGAACAAAGACAAAAAGGTTCGCTTTTTCGACATTTCGACAAAAATTGTTGATGGCTACGAAAAGGTAATCAAAAGATACATTCACAGCAAAGAGAGTGGCGGTTTATGGTGTTATGTGAGAGAACTTTCTGAAAGCGAAAGATTTTCAGCAAAGTCTGTCCAGGTGGAAGAAACAACACAATTCAAGGTTGTATATAATCCTAAAATTATAAACGAATTATACTTGGAATTTAATGGCAAAACATATTCGATAGTGTCGATAGACAAGTTTGAATTCAATAAGTCAGATTTAACTATAAGAGCAAACGAAACACTTGCACCAAGTTTTGATGAGGTGGTATATGAGAACTATTAAAGCAAGAAGAATTTGTCGAAAAGAGATAATACAACTACTAACAAGCATCGGAATGGTGGAAGGCATTTCGCTAAATGATGCAGAGATAGAGAAAACAACAAAAACATTATTCTGGCACGGAGTAGTACGGAACTCGAAAGCACGAAATAAGATGGCTTATTTGTCATATTATTTCCCAGCATTTGAGACCAAATACAGTGCCGACAACGATGACTTTATTCGAGAGGTTATGGTTGCGATAGATGTTTTTAGCAAGAAAAGTTTTGATAGCAAGGAAAATATGGACTTGCTAGAAAAGATAGAAGATGTTTTTAAGGACAATGGGTTTGATGTGGAGTTCGCTGATGAAATATTCGAGAGCGAGACTTCACTTTTTCATTATCCTTTGACACTTTATAAAATTTATTAAAGGAGAAACAAATGGCAAATGAGACAGTAAATGTTTCACAGTTATATGAAACAGGAAACAAGAAATTTTTCGCAGCACCATTGAATAGCGATGGTTCATTTGGAGCAAAGGAATATCACGAAGGCTTAATGGAAGTAAGCATTGAATTTAAGTCAGAAACAACCGAAATCAATGCAGATGATGATGTTTCTTACATCAGATTAAACACCCAGGTAACAGGCGAAGGAACAATCAAATTTGCAGTGTTGCCTTTCAATGTTTATTCAAAGTTTTTTGATGTAAAACTCGACAAAAATGGAGCAATCATAATCAAGAGTAAGACCAAGAGCAAAGAACTCGCATTTGGCTATTATTCAAGCGTTGGAGATGGCAGTGAATCAATGTTCACAATGTATCGTGCAGTGTTCCAATTGCCAACATTATCAAGCGTGAGTTTCGATGGAAAGACAATCCGAAACTTAACATTAAATGTGAAAGTTTATCCATACGAGTACATCAATACAGAGAACGAACCAGACAAGGTAACTTACACGATTTTGAACAGCAATATCAATAAGGATATTTGGTCAAAAGTGCAAAATGAAATTTATGTGCCAGACAGCACGATAGGAGCATAGTATGAAACAATATGGACTTGTGAAGAAATTAAAAATAGCAGACGGGGAAGAAATAAAATTGTGTGGCAATGCACTAACTTTTATTTTATATAAGAGTTATTTCGGACACGATTTGCTAAATGACATTATAAGTTTTGCGAAGAAGAATTCGAACACAGCAACTTTGTCGAAATTAAAAGAATATAAGATTGAAACAATCGAAGATTTAGAGAAGCTCGATGAAGAGCAAAGCACAGATGTGTTCAATACAATGGAAAGATATGAGTTTGACAGCGAATTCATTTTGAATTTCATTGCATCGCTAATGGCAACAGCAGAATATCCGAACAAGCCAGAGGTTGGCGAGTTGATAATGAGCATACCACCAAGCATCATAACCGATAAGACAATAATTAGCGAATTATTGGACTTTTTCTCGTTGTTTATATCTCAAAAAAAAAGATAATTTCAGCCAATAAAAGTGCCGAATTATCACATATAGAGGGAGATTTTACAACCCAAATGCTTTATTGTGCCATAAAATTGGGGGTTTCAGTAAACATAGCCGATATGGGCTTAAATGTTTTCTATGACCTAATCAATTATTCAGCACAAATCGATGCCATAACCATAGCAAAAGCCGAGGGGAAGAACATAAACTATTCAGCCCCAATGAGTCTAGCTGATATGACAGCGAGTGGCATATTGAGAGGTTAAAATGTCAGGTTGGAACGATGGTGTAAGCAAGCAATTAGCAGAATATTTTGAAGAAATATCAGAATATGGCGAGTATGCCGTGGAAGCAATCCAGGAGCAAGTCGATATCGAGGTGGAAAAACTAATAAAAGAATTAGAACAAACAACACCAAGGGGCGCAACTCTTGGACTGCTCAACTCAATAAAGAAAAGTAAGATAGTAGCAAGATATAGATGGTATGGTTACTCGGTGGAGTTTCAAGGACAAAACCGAAAAGGTGTGCCTTACCAAAAAATAGCAAACATTTTGAACTATGGCACTAGTTATATCAAGGGAACGAGATTCATAAACAGAGCCATAAGAAACCTAAAAGACATGGATGATAGGATATACGAAAGATTCCAAAACAAAATAAAGAAATAGGAGGTGTGGATTGGAAGTCGGAAGAAGCCTGGACAAAATAGACCAGAAAATAAAACAAGTTAGTGATACATTAAAGCAAACCACATCTCAAACAAGAGAACTAGACAAGGCATTAAAACTAGATTCAAAAAATACCGAAGCATCAGCACAAAAGATGAAGAATCTAGAAACACAAATTGGACTAGCCACACAAAAAGTGGCACTACTTAAACAAAAACAAATGGAAGCTGACAAAGCATTCCAAAAAGGCGATATGACAGCAAAGGAATTTAACAAAATTCAAGTTGCTGTGTTAAAAGCCGAAAACGAACTAACAAAATATAATCAAGAATTACAAAATGCGACAGATGAGCCGACAATAGCAAAGATAGGCAAGATGGAGCAAGGGTTCACAAAAGTACAATCATCACTAGAAAAGACACAAAAGGGCTTAACCAAAGTGTCGGCAATAACAGTTGCACTTATAACAACAATAACAGCATCTATAACAGCATTCACAAACCAAACACTTGCCATAAATGAGCAAGCCAAGGCATTGGATGTTAGTGTTGAGAAAATGCAGTTGCAACGAAATGTTTATAAGGAACTAACAGGAGATGCTGGAAACTATGATTCGGCATTGTCGAGCATAAAGAATGTGATGAACAGCATAACACTTGGTCAAGGTTCAGCATACCTAAACATATTAAATAGGTTGGGTGTTTCGACAAAAGACCTTAACGGAAACACGAAAGACCTTTCGACAATTTATGATGATGTTTTAGTTGCATTATCCGATATGGAGAATACAACCTTAAGAAATTCATTAGCATACGAACTATTTGGAGACAATGCAGTAAATGTGCTAGAAGTGATGCAAACATCAGCAGAGACCATTGACTCGTTAAATCAAAAGCAAATGGAACTAGGGATAACAACCGAAGAACAGGTGCAAACAGCAGAACAAATTAAAGAGTCGTGGGATGCAATGAAATTTGAATTCATGCAAGTAAGTGCAGAACTGGCTGAAAACCTATTGCCAATAATACAAATATTAAGTGAATTCGTTATTCAGTACATAATACCTATACTAACTACAATAGCGAACTGGTTTGGGAATATGAGCCCAAAACAACAAAAGTTCACATTGTTTTTATTATTGCTGATAGTATTATTGCCAAAAATCATAGCGATCGTGTCAACAATTGTTGGGGTAATCAAGGCGATAGCAGTAGCAAGTTATAGTGCTGCTGGTGGGGTTGGAGCTGTTTCGGCAGCCAGCACACCATTGTTGCCAATATTATGGGCAGTCGCAGCCGTAGTCCTTGTTGTGGCGACATTATTTGCATTTTTGTCAGGTACAAGTAAGGACTTAACAAAAACATTAGACAAGCAAACATCACAAATGTCGAATTTACAGGGTCAATATTCAAGCATGGGGTCAGATTTCGAAGTGAATAGCACCCAAGTGAGCGAGAACTCAAATAAGAGCACAGTCGACATTAGTGTGGACATAAATGCGACAGGAGACACACAAATCAGCCAAGAGAATGCTGAAAGGGTGGCGGATTTACTGGCGCAACGAATCAATAAAGAGTTAGGGGGTAAAATTTAGTATGAGACAATTCTGGTTGGAAAATGCTAAAGGGAAGCTTTGGAATTTAACCCCCAAGAACCCTTATGTAAAGAAAAGCAGTTTCTTCGGCAATCCAAGTGGGTTGGGAATAAAAACTAAAATATCAAGTTACGAGGTGGAAAACACTTGCTTTATAGAAGAGGTGGAAACCCAAGCCCAAACAATAAGCGGAGATTTATACTTTTCAGATTATGAGCACTTCGTTGCATTTGTCGATTTTGTTGGCAATGTAAACACAAAAACACCAATGAAGCTTTACTACTCAAGTAGTGGATATTCATACGATAATGCATCGGAGAGCGAGTGGTACAAACTTGTTTTAATCAACGAATTAAAGAAAGGAGAAATCGATTATAAAACAGGTTTCCTAAAATGCGAAATCAAGTTCGCTTGTATGTCGAGATGGAAAAAAGACAAACAAATAACATTAGAACTAGATAGATATGGAGAGCCTTTGGTTTATCCATACACATACCCTTATTATTATGGTGGCAGTAATAACCTTGCAGTCGACATTGATAACGAGGGAAACCTACCAACGAGTTGCATAATAAAGGTTGAGGGTGTAACCGACACGCCATTTATAAGAATACTTCAAGATGGCGAGATAATAGAACAAGCCAAATATAACCTTATAGTCAAGGAAGGCAGTTATTTGCTGATAGACAGCAGTCCAGATAAGCAAGAAGCTAGCCTTTACACCGTGCTAAACGATGAATATATAAGGGAAGATGTATATTATATCGGAGAGAAAGATTACACATACTCAAACTTTTTAACAATTCCATCAGGAAAGTCAACACTAATATTTTCAGCAATAAATACTGACTTCGGCAAGATAACAATAAGTTATTCTATACAAAAGGAATTGGTGTAATGGTACATTATAGAATTTATGCAAGAAACACCCTAGAATACATTGATGGTGGCGTGGTCAAGGATTATTCGATAGATTATGATATCATTTCGAATAACACTAGCACAGCAAACATTATTAACATTTCACAGGGGTTCAAAGGCGATATAATAGCACTAATAGATGGCAACGATTTGGTAGAACTAGGTGTTATAACATCAATCGATAACACCGAAAAGAAAATATCATTTAAACAAATGAAAGAACTATTCAACGACACAGTAATAAATGTGTTCAAATATACGAATTTATTGAATAGAAAGTTCGAAGGCATCCAGGGATTAAAAACAATTTTGACATTTGCATTTATAAGTACAGATGACCAACAAAAGAAGCTCCCACTAGAAATAAAGACATTCGGTAGCGAGCCAAGTTGTGTGTACAGCGATGATGCAGATACAATCAATATTGCCGACCTAATAGATTGGATGTTTGATACTTATAACATTTATTTGGAATTCTCAATAGATTTCGTAAACGACAGATTGATATGCACAATTTCGAAGAACGCAACCGAAGGCTATGTGATAAAGGATAACATTAAATTATCAAAGCCAGAGTTCGACAATAATGAAATGCCAACCTATAACAAGGTTGTTTTTTATAATGCAGACACAGGAGCAGAGCAAGGCACTTATTATTTATTGGAAAACAATGAGCTAACAACGGATGCAACCAATACGCAAAGAATATTACCAACTCAAACTAAATATTGCAGTTGGGATGAGGTCGATGCTGTAAAAGAAGGTTACACGATGGAAGAGCAAGCCAGGAGCGAATTGTGTGGAAACATTTATAACCATTGCATTCTTTATAAACTAGCAAAGAACCAATCAATGGTAAAGTGTAAGAGATTTAGACCAGGCGACAAGGTAACAATAGTATATGAAGACCGAGAATACAAATCAGTTTTCACAGGACTAAAATACACAATGAGTGACCCCTATTATACTTGTGTGTTTGGGAAGACAAGAATAGATTTCACAGACAGAATGAAAATTTACAATGATAGAAGATATAGGAGAAAAGAATAATGGGATACATATTAAAAGGAATTGGAGATGCATTGACTGGAAAGAACGAAATTGTTCCAACATTTGATGCAAAGATATTTAACTTTTATAGCCAAATGAACCCAGGAGTAGTAGGGAGCGAATCAAACAAATTCCCAGTAACAATAGTGGATAGAGGTGTGATTATTGGTCCAGGATTGGCACACGCCTATGGATACTTTGGAATGAGCGATGCACCAGTTCAATTTAACTTTGTTATACCATCAACAGCAACACAGTATGCCAAGGTTTATGTGGAATTCGACCTTTCTGCGAGACCACAGGCGATGGCTATAAAGGTAACACCACAAAGCGATACATCAGTTATTGAATTGTTAAGCGATAACTTAAGCACATTGACAACAGGAATCCATCAAATTCCATTATATTTGGTAACGATAAAAACGGATGCAACAATAACTTGTTCGGACATAAGAACCATGCTAAATAGAGTGTCCTACTCAAAGCATTCGAATAATTGCGACCTAGCGACAAACTCTCAAGCAGTAAATAATGTGGTGGTAAAGAAAGAAGCTACTAAATTAAAAGCTGATGGAGATGTCGTGTCAAGGCGAGAAATCCTATATAGTGGAGCATTTGGCGTGTCATCAGCAACATCGCTAACATTGAGCAAGGCATTTGTAAGTGGAGATTTAATACGATTCACACTAGAAAGTGCATATCCAAACTCGCAGAAATTCCACTATGCCGTAGTAGACAATGGGTCGTTCTTCCATATTCAAGATTATTATGTGTGGGGAGAGAAATCGGATTATTTCTACATAACACATTGTGAGGTTAAAGGATTGAGCAATGGAAGCAAAACACTATCATTTGCACAGCCATATACAGCCTGTGTTAAGATACCAGATAGTGGTTCATTATCAACACAATTTAAAAACACAGAATCGTTCACAATAACTGAAATAGCTAAAATTATTGAATAGGAGAGAATATGCAAGGAATTGAAATAACATTATATAATAACAAGCGACACGACATAGAAAACAAGGGAGAATACGAGGTTGTTGCTGGCGAGAATAATGCGACAACAATCCTAGTGCATTTCCCACCAGAATATAGCGAATTCTCCAAGAGAGTGGACTTTAAGAATGTTAGAGGGGAAAAGTGGTCAATAGCCCTTTACACACCAGAGATAAAGACCAAAGAATATGAAAGCGAATTCGACAAATTAAATTTCACATTCACACTACCAAGTCCAGTAACAGTGTTCGGAGAATTGGAAGTTCAATTCATTGCATACAAGGCAGATGCCGACAATACATTTGTGCCATTCAAACTGGTAAGAATATATGTCGAAAACAGTATATTCTACATAAAGAAAGATGGTTCAGAAAACCCAGATTTGATAGTGGAAGCAAACACATATTCAAAGATGGCATTGGAGGTGGCGGAGCAAGCAGTTAACACAGCAAACGAAACACAAAGAACAATTGATGAACTAACAGTGTCGAGTAGTCAAATAGATTGCGAAGCTCCGATGTCGGTAGAAATAACAACCAATACTACAACCAAGCGAAAGAATATCCACTTTAATGTTCCAGCACCAAAGAAAGGAACATCATATAGACATAAAGGCGTTTGGAGTTCGACAACACAATACATAAATGACCAATACTATATCGACACAGTAAGCATCCACGGATGCACATATTATTGCAAGAAAACACATACGAATCAGCAACCACTAGACAGCCAAGAAACTGATTATTGGGGAATAGTTGCATTAAAAAGCACAAATGTAACAATAGTCGATAACCTAGATTCGACAAATCCAGCCTATGTTTTATCAGCCAAACAAGGAAATGTGATAAAACAACAACAAGCAAGCCAGGATACGGAGATAACCAATATAAAGAATAACACCACCATTGTAGCAAATTCAAATGGTGGTTTTTCTTGCGGTAGTGGAGCGACAAATGGAAAGGGAATGCAATTCAAAGGATTTACTTTGTGCGATGAAAATGGAAAGATACCAGTTGCAAGATTATTCGATGCAATATATCCAGTTGGGTCAGTTTACATATCAGTAAATTCGACCAGCCCACAAACCCTATTTGGTGGCACATGGGTGCAACTTCAAGATAGATTTTTGCTTGGAGCAGGTGCGACATATTCAAATGGAGCAACAGGTGGTAGCAAAGATGCCATAGCTGTAAGCCACGAACATACAATAACACAGAATGTTGGTGGTACTATTGGATACGGAAACTGGGGTGTAATATACGGAAATGGATATGGTTCAGCACCAGGCGAAGTAACAGGAAATATAGGACTGGAAGAAAGCTATAACAGTGGCATCGGAAACTGGGCTGGTGGTGGTAATGCACAAAGGGGTCGTAATGTTTATGCAAGATATAGGATACCAGATGTGGCATTAGCAAGTGCAGGAGAAAGTGGAGTCGATAAAAATATGCCACCATACTTGGTTGTTTATATGTGGAAGAGAACAGCATAGGAGAAACTATGAAGAACATAAAAATAACATTATTAAAAAACAAGAGATTCACAGCAGTAAACAAAGATGATGTGAGCGTCCAAGAAGATGAAAACAATGCTACCGTGGTAGAGGTTGAATTCCCAATAGAGTATGAAAAGTTTTCAAAGAGAGTTGATTTCCTAAACATAAGAGGCGAGAAATGGACAATAGGACTATATCAGCCAGAAGACCAAACAATATCGTATGCAGACAATTTCGACAAATTGAATTTTAGATTCACAGTGCCTAGACCAATGGCAAAGCGTGGCGAGTTGAAGATGCAATTTGTGGCATATTTGGCAGATGATTCAAATACAATCGTACCATTTCACATTGTTGTAATAACGATTAATGAGTCAATATTATTTGATGGAGAAGATGCCGAAGATGAACCAAATTTAATGTTAAAGGCATACGAATATAGCAACTATGCACTAGATACAGCAAACGAAGCTTTGACAAGGTCTAAAAGTGCAGAAGAGTCAGCATTAGCATCTGAAAAGAGTACCAAGATAGCAGAAGAAAGTGCTTTGAGTGCAGAAACAAGTGCAAGCGAAGCAAAAGCAAGTGCGAACTCTTCAATGGCGAGTGCGATGTCTGCCAATTTAAGAGCAAACAATGCAGAGACAAGTGCAACAAATGCAGAAGAATCAGCAAGGGAAGCTCGAGCACTAGCATCATCTGCACAATCAATGGCGAATACTGCACAAACAAGTGCTAACAACGCCAAGTCGAGTGCAAATTCTGCACAAACAAGTGCAACCAACGCACAAACAAGTGCAACAAATGCAGAAACAAGTGCCAACTCTGCCAAAGCAAGTGCTAGTTCTGCGAAAACAAGTGCAACAAATGCAGAAACAAGTGCAAAGGCTGCTCAAGAGAGTGCAACATCTGCAAATACTAGAGCCACAAACGCCGAAACTAGTGCAAGCAATGCAGAAGAGAGTGCACGACAATCGGCAGAGAGTGCTGATAATGCAGATAAGAGAGCAACAAGTGCAGAAACAATTTCAAATACAGCATTAACAAACTCTCAAAATGCAGTAACGACATCAAATACAGCAAACACCAAATCAACGAAAGCATTAGCCATTGTTGATGGATTAAGTGTTTCGAGCGAAGAAATAGATTGCGAAGAACAATCAAGTGTTGAAATTCAAACAAATGCATCCACCAGTATGAAAACGATACACTTCAAAGTTCCAGCACCAAAGAAAGGAACTTCATATCGTAATAAGGGTGCTTGGGTTGAAACCGAAACCTATGTAAATAACGAATATTATATAGACACAGTAAGCCGACATGGATGTACTTATTATTGCAAGCAGACCAATATTAATAAAGGTCCAGTGGTAAGCACGGAAGATGAGTATTGGGGATTATTATCCAATAAGGGTAGTGATGCAGGTGTAACAATAGTCGACAATTTGAACTCGGAGCAAGCTGACTATGTATTA